TCAGGAAAGAACGTCTTGTACATTTCTTTAGAGATGTCGCAGGATAAGATTGCAGCAAGATTTGATTCAGTATTGTCCGACTTATCTAGTAGAGATCTTAAGGAGAAGCCATTAGTTAAGATTAAGCTTAAAGAACGTCTTAACGAGATTAAGGATAAGAGTCGTGGAAGGCTAATCATTAAAGAGTTTCCAACTGGAGCTATGAATGTGAATCAGCTTAGAGCCTACCTTGTGCAGTTGAAGCTTCATAGCAATTTTACCCCTGATCTTATTATTGTAGACTACCTAGAGCTTTTACGCCCTAACCGTATTATCGACTCCGAGTATCAGGCACAGCAAAGGATTGCAGAGGAATTAAGAGGTCTTGCGGTAGAGCATAATGTCCTTATGTGGACGGCAACTCAAACCAACAGACAGGCTAGAAGGGTGGCTATTATTACCGATGCAGAGCTAGGGGATTCTTACGGTAAGATTCGAGTGGCTGATTGGGCCATATCACTAAATCAGACTCAAGAAGAGTATGACGAAGGAGCGATGAGAGTTTTTGTAATGAAGGCTAGGGACTCTAAGCAGCATTACTTAATTAACGTGTCTGTAGACTACACGACACTTCAAATGAGGGAGCCGTATAACAATGAACATACCCAAACAGACTAGTTTAGATTTTATTAAGGATAAAAAGCACATTTACAACAAGCTTGTCGAAAAGGGAGTTAAGTCTGTAAATGTAGGTTGGGCCGTTTTTGAATTTGAGCTTCACTCCAAGTTAACCTCTGACGATCAAAAGGTCGATGGGTTGACTGAGTTTGATACTAAAAAGATAAAATTAGAAATGAATCTTTCTGATTTAGACGCTCGTGAGACTATAATACACGAGATATACCATTGTATGCTTGAAGCTGTGGGTTTGGATGAACGAAACTTTGACACACAGCGAATGTTCTTAACTAACGAGCAATTAGTGGTATGCTTATCCAAGCAGACTATGACTCTGCACCATCTTAACCCAAAACTATTCTCAACGATTTATGCTTGATATTGTCAAAATAGACCCCGCGTCATTAACCCACGATATTTATGATGATGTTGTGAGCGTTGTATCTACGGTTGCTCGCGACCCTGATAAGGCTGCTGATCAACTTTCTTATATTTCCTCACAATACGGTTACTACTATGGTATAATGATCCGGGCCAAGAGACTTTTAGATAATGCTGTAGAGACATTAGAAAGCTTCAAGGCCGAGGCAAGAACATCAAAGCGTAATTCAGGAGTTAAACTTACAGTCGCTGCGGCTGAAGATCACGTTAACTCTCTTGAAGAGACGTTTGAACTAAACAGTGAAATAAATCGTCTTAAAGAAGGTTATGGATACGCGAAAGGTATATGTAACAGTCTTGAGATGAAGAAAGACATGCTTATCCAGCTTTCAGCTAACAGCAGGCAGGAAATAAAGCTTAACCAGTAATTTGTTAGCATTTAGCAATAATCAGCCTAAAGGAGAAAACAATGGCAAAAACACTAGCAGAACTTAGAGACATGCATAAGAGAATGATGGCAGAAGAGAAGCCATCCACCCAATCTTCCAAATCGTCAGAGTGGGCGACTTTTGAAGACGGTGATAATATTGTAAGGTTCCTTCCTGGAAAGGAAGATCCTTTGGAATTCTTTGTAGAAGGTCATGTTCACAAGTATCAGGATGCTGAAGGGAACTGGCGTAGTTACAAGTGCCGTAAATCACAAGGAGAGAAGTGTCCAGTATGCGACTACTACTTCGATCTCTGGGGTCGCCACAAGGAGCTAAACCTGGGTAAGGGTGCCGATGGCAAGAATGTTAAGTCTAAGTTTGGTGATCTAGCTGTAAAGATTAAGTCTAAGCCTAGATTCTATGCTATTGGGGTTATCAGAAGCTTGCAAGAAGCTGGTGAGAATCCTGTTCGATACATTGCTATGAGTCAGCAGCTTTTCAACCCTGTGTTTGCAGCTATGGTAAACGATGATTTCCAGGATGAGGACAACCCTGATGACACGACTATTATCTCAATTGAAAGAGGTAATGATTTTAATGTAAGGTTGACCAAGAACGGAAACTACGTCAACTTTAATGAATCATCCGCTAAGTATAAGAAGACTCGTGCAGGAACTCCTGCTGAGGTAGCAGAGTGGATGGATAATGAACTGAACTTGAAGTCTCTCGTAGAGGTTGACAGTTATGAAAAGGGGAAAGAGGTTGTAATGTCTCTTGAGTCTGCTCTCAACCCTGTTAAGACTGAGAGCACGTCGCCTCCTTGGGAGGAGACTACTAGTGAGGATTTACAGGTATGATGAATAGAAAGTTTTTAGTTACAGGTTTGCTCGCCTTGATGATGAGTATGATGTTTGCGTCCTGCTCTGTTCTTGAGAGCTTGTTTGAAGATAAGGTCGTTACCACTATTAGTAATGTTAGAGAAGATAGGCGTGCTGAGGCGGTCCCTGCGGACCTAGGTATGCTTCCTCCTGATGTTGCTGCTAGGATGGCTAAGGATGGTGAGACACTTGTGGTTGTGGATAAGGATGACATTCTAGATCCAATGGGTAATGTCGTGGACATTACAGATCCAGGTTCAGAAGCTTTAGATTCTGTTCTTGGAATGGGTCTTGGAGCACTTAACTCGGTATTCCCAGGGGTAGCAGCACTAGAAGGATTGGGATTGCTATTCTCAAAGCGGAAGCGAAAGCACTACGGCAAGGCTATGAAGGCTGCTGTCCCAGCTAATGGTAAGGTAGAGTTGAAGGATGCTGTATTATCCTTAGGGAAGGCTATTGGTGTTGCACATAGTTCTGGCAACTCCAAGAAGGTCTTCGAGGAAGAAGAGGAGAAGGAAGTTAAGAAGAGTTAGGGCTAATCGTTTCGGCCTATAACGTCTTGAGTTGGCTAGATCAGATCTTCGGATCTGATCTAGTTTTTTTACACCTACACGGCTATAATGATTCAATGAATCGTAAGCTCAGAATTTTAGTGGTATACGCTAACCATGGAGGCTGTAGTTACTATCGTCAACTATCTCCAATGAAGATGATGGCAGAGGAATTGCATGACAAGGTAGAAGTTAAAATTACTGACAACCCTCTAGAGATTGACCCTAAGAAGAATTACGCTCCTCCTAACGATAAGCTCGATGACATGAATTGGGCTGATATTGTATTTGTAGCAAACATACTAAAGTTTGGAGGTCCTTACACTGCTCGCGTAATAGGTATTGCAAAGGAGCTTAAGAAGTTTGTTCACTTTGACACTGATGATTTGCTTACCGAGTTATACGAAGAGCATCATCTTTACGATACCTACAAAGAAAATAAGCTAGATGAAATTACTAAGTTTTGCTATTACAATGCCGATTTAGTAACCGTCACTCAAATTAAATTTGCTGAGAGAATCAAGCCTCTCGTAGGTAAGTGTTTAGCTATCGTAAAGAATGTAATAGATTACACTCTTCCTGCTTGGAATCATCCTAAGACAAAGGCTAAGTTTACTCGCGTAGGATACGCAGCAGGCATTCACCATAGAGGAGATGTAAAAGTATTTAACTCTGTTCCTCATCTTGTAAACCAAAAGGTAGGAAGAGAGAATGTTCAATGGAATTTCTACGGTCATCCTCCACCTGATCCCAATAAGGATAAGAATAGTTGGGAAGCTAAGGTCTGGCCTGAATACATGTCACAGCTTCTCAGCGGCTTCAAGGGGCAGAAAAACTATAACATACACTATGCTTTGCCTCCTGACACTTACGGTCGTTACTACGCAGATATGGACGTTGCCATAGCTCCTCTCCAGATGAATAATTTTAATGATTCCAAGTCTGATATTAAGGTTGCTGAGTGTTCACGCTACAAAATTCCCTTGGTAGCAAGCAATGTAGGATGCTACGATGAAAACATTATAAATGGCGAGACAGGATATTTGATTGATCCTGACGCTCCAAAGAGTGAGTGGGTTAAGATTCTCGGTAAGCTTTGTAAGGATAAGAAACATCGTATTGAGCTAGGTAAGAACCTTCACGATAGAACTAAAGATTTATTCGATGGAAGAAAGCAATCTCAACAAAGGTATGATCTTTACATGAGAGCTATTCAAGATTTAGGACATAAGCTGGATGATTAAGATACTTAGTGGATTTACTGGTCCTGGCGGTAGCACCGTAGCATTTAATAACCTTGTTAATTTATTTAACGACAATGGTATGGATGCCTGTCTATATGGGCCTCATGAATGGGATGGAATTACTTGTAATTTTAAAAAAGAAGAACCGTCTATAAGCTCAGAGGATACAGTTATCTACCACTTTAGGATGCCTCCTAATGTTAGTTGCAAGAAGTTAATCTTATCGTGCCATGAGACAGAGCTTTTCCCTGTAAGAAAAATAGAAGGTATTACCTATGACGCTGTTCACTTTGTGTCTGACTTTCAAATGAAGTGGCATGGTGTTAAAGGAAGTGTAATTCCTAACGTAATTACAAAATACACTCCTTCACTTAAACTTAATAAAGTTGCCGCTATTATCGGCAGCGTAGATGTTAATAAGCAAGTCCATACATCAATACATAGAGCTTTAAAAGATGGGCATGATGACATTAGGATCTATGGTTCCATGTCAGACGGCAGGTATTTCTCAGACTACGTGTATCCCTTATTAGGTAACAAAGTCTCTTACAGAGGCGTTTCGAGCGACATGAAGGCTGTATATGCTACTGTTACGGACGTATATCATTCACCTAAGATGGAGACGTTTAATCTTATAAAAGCGGAGTGTAAGTATGCCAACGTGAACTATCATGGAGATGAAGGAAATGATACCCAGGCTGAATACTGGGATGAGGAGAAAATACTAGAATCATGGAAGAGATTACTAACATAGATTTAAGTAGTATCCCTACGAAACTTATAAACCTCAAAGGGGCTGATGATCGACTGGCTAAGAGCCATGAAGCCTTGGCAGGCGTAGGCCAGCCCTTTGATCGTTTTGAAGGATTAAGGCACTCGGTGGGAGTAATAGGGTGTGGTATGTCTCACCTTAGCTTGTTAAATTCTATTAAGCCTTTCACTCTAATTTTAGAGGATGATATTGGTGTCACTCCTGCCATCAAGAATAAGATAAGGGTTCCAGAAGGAACGGACGCTATTTACTTAGGGGTATCTAATCATGGGTATATTAGAAATCAAAAACATGGTTATAGGGGCGTAGTGATGGCGACTTCTTATTCTGAAGAATATCTACAGGTTTTTAACATGTGTTCAACACATGCTATTCTCTACGTTTCGGATAGATACATTGAAGCTTGTAAGTCAGTGATTATCTCATACCTTGAAAAAGGCGTAGCTTTTGACGTAGGTTTAGCTTCTATTCATAGGCATTTTAATATTCTTACTCCTATAGATCCTTGGTTCTATCAGTTAGAGCAACCGAGAGAAACAAATTTTAGCTTACTACCATGATTGGGTTCGTTCCACAATATTACGGTTGGTTAGGCAACCAAATGTTTCAATACGCTTGTGTTAAAGCGTTAAGCTTAAGGGCACGAGTTAACTGTTTTTTTCCTGAGAAAGAACCAAATTTACATTCTATATTTGAATTAAGCTCAGAAAAAAGTTTTAAGCCTGAATCTAGTGATACTTATATTTATCAAGAGCCTGAATTTACTTTTAATGAAATTCCTATTCATATCCGAGATTTAATCCTTGAAGGTTATTTTCAATCTGAAAAATACTTTAAAGACTTTGAGGGAAGTATAAAGAAGGAATTTGTATTCAAGAAAACTCCTGTAAGGGAAGTCCCTGCGGGAGTCTGTAGCATTCATGTTAGAAGGAGAGATTACCTAGAGCTTAAGGATCACCACCCTCTTTGTAGTAGGGACTATTACTTAAAAGCCATGTCTCTTATCCCTTCTTACAAATATATGATCTTCTCAGATGACCCCTTATGGTGTCGAGAAAATTTTAATCAAGTAAATGTAGAGGTTATTTCGGGAAATACTGCTGATGAAGACCTACAGTTAATGGCTATGTGTGACAACCATATTATCGCAAATAGTTCATTTAGTTGGTGGGGAGCTTGGTTAGGCTATAATGATAATAAGAAAGTAATCGCCCCTTCTCGGTGGTTTGGCTCGGCAAAGCCTTTAGATACTTCTGACATATATTGCAAAGGATGGAAAATAATATGAGTAACGAAAACGAAGTTAGACGATGGTTTGCCGACAACGGCGATCTGACCCGTAGACTTAACTACGATTTAAATGCCTCTGATACAGTTTTTGATGCGGGAGGTTATGAGGGGCAATTCGCAGAATCTATTAATAACTTATATGGATGTAAGGTTCATGTTTTCGAACCAGTTGATAGATTTTGCTCCTTCATTGAAAATAGATTTAAGAACAACCTCAAGGTTATAGCGCACGAGTATGGGGTAGGAGCCTCTACAAAAAAACAAAATATTACAGGTAGCGAGGATGCTACACAGCTTATAGACTCTAAAGATTCTGAAGGGGGCGTTTTTATGAGGGACATTAAAGAGGTGATGGAGGATTTAGATATTTCTACGGTCGCTCTCTTTAAGGTTAATATTGAGGGAGGAGAGTATGACTTATTAGACCGTCTTATTGAGACGGGTTTAATAAAAAACATAAGGAACCTACAGGTCCAATTTCATGATTTCCACCCTAACGCAATAGAGAGAAGGAATGAGATAGTTAAGCATTTAAGTAAAACTCACACTTGTAAGTATAACTATCTTTTTGTTTGGGAAAGCTGGCAACTAAAATGATTGTTAATTTGTTTGATAATGCCTTTCGACATCTTCCAATCTCTGTTCATGGTAAAAGCTCTCGATGTATTGAGTATGTAAGGGATAGAGTAGAGTGGGACGGTGTAACCCTTTTTACGGATAGTTATGTGTCCACTCCTGCCGCCTCAATGGTTAAGTGTCCTGTTAAAATCGGTTGGATTCTGGAGTGTAGATCTCTTATTCCAGAAGTGTATAACTCCATTGGAAAATTCATAGATCAATATAATTTTGTATTGACGCATGATCCTGAATTATTAGAGAAGTATCCTACAAAAACTAGGAAATCTATATTTGGAGGTTGCTGGGTTGAGGAGGATGCTTACTCCGTGTATCCTAAAACTAAAAACTTATCTATGGTTTATTCGGATAAAACTTTTATGTCGGGACATAAGTTAAGACATGACATTGTTAACCTAGGGATCGACGGATTGGATCTTTTTGGCAGGGGATCCAGAAACCCCATAAAGAGAAAAGAGCAAGCGTTAACTGAATATCGCTACTCATTGGCAATAGAGAATTGCAGTCAAAATAACTATTTTACGGAAAAGATTTTGGATTGTTTTTCCACGGGAACGATACCCGTTTATTATGGTTGTCCAAATATTAAAGATTACTTTGACTCTGAAGGCATAATTACATTCTCATCTAAAGAAGAGTTTCTGAGTCTATTGCCAACATTAACGGAGGATACATATATTCAAAAAATGGAAAGTGTTAATAATAACTTTTTAAAATTTAAAGACTATGCTGTAACTGAGGATTGGCTTTACTATAATGTCTTGAATGAATACGAAAATGATAAAATTAGCTGAAGCTACAATTGACGAGAAAGACATGGATGCTCTCGCAAGCTGGATTTCGACTTACCCCCAGCTTACTAAAGGTCCATTAACCTTAGAGTATGAAAGCCTTTGGTCTAGATGGTTGGGTGTTGCCCATTCCACATTTGTAAATTCAGGATCATCAGCCAATCTGTTGATGCTAGCAACACTGATGGAAGCCGGAGACCTTGAGCCTGGAGATAAAGTAATTGTTCCGGCATTATCTTGGGCCACTGATTTATCTCCTGTCATGCAACTAGGTTTAACACCTGTTCTTTGTGACTGTAATCTTCAAGATTTTTCTATAAGTATCGACTATTTCAATAAACTTATTGCAGATCATAATCCTAAGGCTTTAATTTTAGTGTCTGTATTAGGGCTTCCTCCTAAGATGCCTGAGATAGTTAAGATTTGCAAAGACAATAACATTATTCTTTTGGAGGATTGCTGTGAATCTCTTGGCTCCGGCTTAAAAGGTATCGGCAAGCTTGGTACCTTTGGGGCCATGTCTACATTCTCTACTTATTTTGGACATCATATCTCTACAATTGAAGGAGGTATGGTATGTACTAGTAATGATCGCTATCACAGGATCATGCAGTCGGTTAGGAGCCATGGTTGGAGTCGTGATTGGTCTAAGGAAGATCGGGAGGAGCATTGCAAAGAGTGGGGTGTTTCGGAATTCAACTCTCTGTATACTTTTTTTCATGCTGGGTTCAACATACGGGCTACAGATCTTCAGGCGTTCCTAGGTATACGGCAGTTGAGTAAGCTTCAATCAATATGTAATAAGAGAGAGGCCAACTTTAATTTGTATCGACAAAAGATTCATCCTAATTTGAAGAGGCAGACTAGGTTGGAAGATGTAGTCTCTAACTTTGCTTATCCTCTTATTTATGAATTGTCTGAACAGAGGGACAGCCTAGCAGCGTTATTATCTAAGGAGGGTGTGGAATGTAGACCTTTAATTTGTGGATCTATGGGCACTCAACCTTTTTATGTTAAAAAATATGGTAAGCAAAATATGCCTTTTGCTGACGTAGTCAGGGACTGTGGTATGTATTTACCTAACCATCATTTACTATCGGATTCGGATATTATTAAGGTTTGCAACATTGTAAACAAGCACTACGAGGGGCTACATGCACGGAAATAGTATTATTGGAATTCCGTGCTCTACGATTAAACCTAGATGGCAGTCCTCAGTATCTCACCCGGACCATCAAGTGATCGGAGACTACAAAGACTATGAATGTGATTCCTACTTACAAAAGTTAGTTGAAGGTAAATCTATTGCTTACGTTTGCCCTTCCCCTCACTTAGTTAATCAGGAAATGGGAGAGTTCATAGATTCTCATGATTTAGTTGTCAGAGTGAATCAGAACTTTTACCCCAAAAAATCTACTTGGAGTGATTATGGTAGAAGGACTGATATTTTGGTTAACTGTATGAATCAACTTAAGATAAGAGCCTTATCTGAGGACAAGGACTACGTGCGTTCTTTAAAATTTATCTTAAGTGCTATGGTCTCAACTAGTGAGAGGACTGGGATTGACGCTTACTTAGAAGCAACTGGTAGACCTCACCAGAACGTGTGTGATGAATATCTTTTTAAAGTATTCAAAGAGGTAGGCACCACCGTTAATACGGGATTGAATGGTATTATAACTTTACTTAACTACCCCCTTAAATCTTTGTATGTTACTGGGATGACCTTCTTTAATATGAATAAGATGGGTAGGGTGTATCGTGATGATTACCATGATCATGCTGCAAGGTTTGGCAATTTTTCAGACACGGCTAATAGAGAGCCTTCCGAGGCGCAGCTTAGAATGGATATCCATGCTCAACAACCTCAGATAGATTATTTTCAAAAAATAGTTGATCACTATTACCCAGATAAATTAAAGCTTGACAGTTTTCTAGTGGAGAATTTTACGTCATGAGAGTAGTGTGTATGATACCCGCCCGAATGGGTAGTAAGAGAATTCCTAATAAAAATTTAAGGCATTTAGGGGGTATGCCTCTTGTATGTCATATAATAAGAGCGGCTAAAAGTGCGAATTGCTTTGATGCTATTTATGTAAATTCTGAGTCTTCTGTTATTGGCGATGTAGCCCTTGGGGAAGGTGTTGAATTTTATCAACGCCCAAAGGAGTTATCTTCTGATGCAGCGACTAATGATGACTTCACTCAAGACTTTTTAGAGTCTATTGATTGCGATTATGTTGTTCAGCTTCTCCCTACTTCTCCATTTATTACGCCCCAGGAGATTAGGGATTTTACTGAAATAACTCTAAGTGATGACTATGATACTGTAGTGTCCGTAAAAGATGTTCAAATAGAATGCATCTATAAGGACAAGCCTATAAACTTTGATCAGAAAGAGCCAACACCCCCGTCTCAAGATCTGGAGCCAATTAAGGCTTATGCTTGTACCCTGATGGGTTGGCGTAAGAGTAATTTCCTAACTAATATGGGCACTTATGGGTGTGCGTATCATGGGGGCGCGGGGAGGATTAAGTTTGTAGGGATGAAAGGTTTTTCTGAAATAGACATTGACTACGAAGAGGACTTTCAGTTAGCGGAGGCTGTATGGAGTTATTTAAATGAAAGAAATAGTTGAGTCTGATGTTCCCGACATTCTTGAAAAAGATGGTGTTGCGGCTAATAACCTATTCTCTGCAAATCAGGAAATAGTTAATCTTCAAACAATTCTAGACAGTTGCCCAAACCCTAGCTGGAGTTATAGGGTTGTTGACTCTGATAGTAATTCGGCAACCATTATATGCCAGAATCCTGGGGAAGGTAATAGAGAGCATTATCATCCTGATTGGAATGAGTGGTGGTTGATACTTGATGGAGAGTGGGAATGGGACATTGAAGGTAATAAGAAAGTCGTTAAGAAGGGAGACTTCGTATTCATTCAAAAAGGTCGAAAGCACAAGATCACCGCAATAGGGGATAAGCCAGCCATCAGGCTAGCGGTCAGTAGGGCTGATGTTGCTCATGTTTATGAACTTTAAAGGTAAACACGTTTTAGTCACTGGAGGCACTCGTGGTATAGGAGAGCAATTAGTCTCAGATTTTGAAAGTGCTGGTGCAACTGTCTTATCGACGGGAACGCAGGATGTAAACTTTCTTGATGATGAGTCTGTATCTAGTTTTATAAGTCTATTAGAAAGCCTGGACATAGATGTGTGCATTAATAATGCAGGTATTAACAAGGTTGATTCTTTTTGTGAAACCAGTGATGAGTCATGGGAGGAAATACTTACAGTGAATCTTACAGGGGCCTATAAGGTAACCAAGGCAGTCTTAAAAGGTATGATTAATCGTGGTTCTGGTAAGATCATAAACGTAGCTTCAATTTGGTCTCATAAATCTCGTGAAGGTCGCGCATCCTACTCTGCTAGCAAGTTTGGGTTGAGAGGATTAACTCAAGCTGTGGCTGCGGAAGCTGCAAGGTTCGGCGTCCTGGTAAACTCAGTCTCTCCTGGCTTTACAATCACTCAGTTGACTGAATCCATTCTAGGAAAGGAAGGTATTAAAGAGGTAGAAAAGTCGATTCCTTTAGGTCGTTTGGCGACAACTAAGGAAATTTCAAATGTTATTATGTTCTTAGCTAGTGATTTAAATACTTATATTTCCGGGCAAGATATAATTGTGGACGGGGGATTTATGAATGTTTAGTATAAAGTCCCACAGAGGGACCTACAGTCTTAATTTTATAGACTTAGGAAACCTTGATAAGGTAGAAAACTCTATCGCCATAGTCGATAAGAATGTGTTTGATTTATATCAACCTTTGTTAAAGGGTAAGTTTGGGCATAGTTGTCTGATAGATGCTTCTGAAGAAAATAAAGACGCTAAGTATTGTCTTGGTCTTATTGATTACCTTTGTGATTTGGGTGTGAAGAAGAATACTACGCTCGTTGCTGTTGGTGGGGGCATTACTCAAGATATAACATCTTTCATAGCATCTATATTGTATAGAGGGATTAAGTGGTCGTTCATTCCTACAACGCTTCTTGCTCAAGCTGATAGCTGTATTGGAAGTAAGACCTCAATCAATCATAAAGGAGTGAAGAATTTATTGGGGTCATTCTATCCTCCAAAGGAGATCTGGTGTGACCCTCAACTTTTAAGCACCCTAGATGAATCTGACATTGATTCAGGCATTGGTGAGATGCTTCATTATTTCATGATTGACGGATCTACGTTTGTAGATAATATTGATAAGAATGACTTGAGTCATTGTATAGCCGAGAGCTTGAGAATAAAAAAGAAGATGGTTGAGCTTGATGAGTTTGATCAAAATGAGCGTCGTGTCTTTAATTATGGTCACACTTTTGGTCATGCCATTGAATCTATAAGTGCTTATACGGTGAACCACGGTTTAGCGGTTACGCTAGGGATGCATATAGCGAACTATGTTTCGTTTAGGCTGGGTAATATAGATAAGCAAACCCTGGACTTCCTCCAGTCGTGTATAGCTTTCAATCTTCCAGAATATAAAGTTAAGAACATAGACCAGTATGTTTCTGCACTCCTGAAAGATAAAAAGAATGTGGATTCATCTTTAGTGTGTATTCTTCCCTATGGCGTAGCAGACTACCGAGTAACTGAACTGAAGGATATGGGTTTACTCAAGTCTATATTAGAGGATTACTCCAATGAATGTTAGCCGCAGTAATAAGTATGGTATCAAGATTGATCTTGATATGAGTCATGGTTCCTACCTTTATGATAAGAATAGTAGGGGTTATCTGTTAGATTTTATGGGGATGTTCGCATCTCTTCCTTTAGGGTACAATCACCCTGTGTTCAAGACAAAGGAGTTTCAAGATGAGATTTTAAGGATATCACATACTAAGGTTACCAACTGTTTCATAAGCTGTGACGAAAGCCAAACCTTTGATGAGTCCTTTACCTCTTTCGCTCCCGATATATTTAAACACTTCTACTACTGTTGCACGGGATCTTTAGCTGTTGAGTCGGCTATGAAGGCTGCTCTTGAAAAGAACAATGGAAAAGACCCACGGATACTAACATTTGAAAAGTCGTTTCATGGGATCAATGGTTGGGCATCTTTTGTAACATCAAGAGATTATCCTGTAGGCCCTAGACTTGGGGATTACCCGGTAAATTTTGCTCTTGAGTGCCCCGAGGATATTAATTCTTTTAAGTCTCTTATAGAGTCTAACAATATCGCTGCCGTTCTAATAGAGCCTATTCGAGCCACACACGGAGACATTCACTTCGGTAAAGGGTTTATTAAGAGCATTTGTGACATCTGCAAGTCTCAGGATATTTTAGTTATCTTTGATGAAGTTCAAACTGGTATGGGGGCAACCGGAACTACATGGTATTACCAGCAGCTTGACGTAGAACCCGACATGGTGGTCTTTGGTAAGAAAGCTCAGTTATCTGGATTCATGGCAACCGATAAAGTTTCTGATATATTTACTCAAAAGGAGAAGAAGCTAGAGGCAACTTGGGATGCTACTTTAATTGATATGGTTAGGTGTAAGCACATATTAAAAGCTTATGATGACTTTACTATCCTGAACAACGTACGCGAAAGATCAAATCAGTTACTCTCGTCCCTATCTAATCCTAAGATTAAGAATTTAAGAAGCGCGGGTTTGCTTGTGGGGTTTGATTTGGATTCAGAAAAAGATAGAGATTATTTTAGAGACGAGTGCTATAATAAGGGCATGCTGATTAACGGCGGTGGGTATAAGTCTATTAGATTAAGACCAAACCTAGCGGTTACATCTGAAGAGATAGATGAAGCAGTAGGAATTATTAATAAGATATGAAAAAGACAGCATACATTATTGGGACTGGCCCGAGTTTAAGAAACGTAGATATGTCACTACTGAAGGATAAGGATACTTTAACTTTTAATAGGGCATACGTAGCGTTTGGGGATTGGGGCTTTGACCCTACATATTACCTTGCAATTGATGGCAATGACCTTAGGTCTGTATATAAAGACATTAATAATCTTATACAGGAATCTTCTATTAAAAAGTTCTTTCTTCACAACCCTACGGATAATGATGTTCACGGCCCAGCCTCCTTTCAGGATAACGATAAAGTAGATATACTTTTTGAGGAGTCCCCTAAAGTTAGTTTCCTGCCATTAAGTGAGCTAGTTCCCAATGCGGGTATTATGGGCCTGAGGGTTCTTCAGCAACTGGGGTATGAAGAAGTTGCGTTCCTAGGATGTGACGCTCGTTATAAAGACGATGAAGAGTCTAATAAGCATATTACCATGGAAGGTAAAGAATATATTTCTCATGCTGATTATGACCTAAATCATTTTACTAATAAATATTTTGGAAAAGGGATTCGATTTGGAAAGCCTAATCAGCATGAGATTATTTCTCTCTGGAGGCACGCCAAAGTAGGTATAGATACCTTGGATAACTTTAAGGTATACTCATGTACAGAAGGTTCAAACCTAAATGAGTTTTACAACTATATTGAACTGAAGGATTTTTTAAGAGGGGAAAGATAATGGAAAGAATTAATTTTGAAAACATTGAAACCAAGCTGGATACTGCATGTTCATCCAGAGAGTATGGTATTTTGGCTGATAAAGTTAACAAAGCAAAAAGGATTTATTTAATTGGAAATGGAGGTCTTCACTTTGTAGCTTGTCATGCTGCTACCGACATGACTAGATTGATAAAGGGAAAGTCTATCCAAACCTTTGATAGTGTTGGGTTCATAACTTCCAATGCTAACGATCACCCTTATGATGCTTTGTTTATTAGATGGCTGGAAAGCCTTCTTCATAAAGAGGACGCTTCTGACTCTCTGGTTATAGGAATGTCATGTTCTGGTAAGTCTAAAAATGTACTAGACTGTTTAACTTGGGGTCAAGAGCAGGGTATGGATACTTTTATGATAAGTGGTAAGAGTGCAAGTGTATTACCTGAAAGTATTCAGGAGCTTGATTTGGACTGTGACTATTTCCATACTGTGGAGGTTATGTCTCTGATGTTATTTTATGATCTTATTCACAGGACAGGGAATAGATGTCCTTCTATAAGCCAGGAAATTCGTAGAAAGTTTTCGGAATGACACATAAAGTTTTAGTACTTGGAGGGTCTGGCCTTGTGGGGAAATCTCTGCAAAAAGTAAGGCCCGACTGGGAATATTTTGGTAGCTCAATGGGCGACCTTAGAAATTTCAAAGAAGTTTTTGAGATGCTTAAGTTTGTGAAACCAGACGCGGTGATTAACTTGGCGGCTAGAGTTGGAGGTATACGTCAAAACATAATGCGTCAGGGTGAGTTTCTCTATGATAACTGTATGATAGGTATGAATGTTATAGAAGCATGTAGAAAGGCAAGTGTTACTCGTTTGCTCACTTCACTAAGCACCTGTGCTTGGCCTGATACAGTTTCTAAATACCCTATGAAGGAATCTGATTTGCATGAAGGCCCTCCTACACCTACCAATATTTCTTATGGCTATTCAAAAAGACTTTTACATGTAGCTACCTGCGCTTATAGAGATCAGTATGATCTTAACTACAGTACTTTTGCCCCTTCTAATGTCTATGGTCCTGAGGATACTTTTGATGATCTAACATCGCATTTTGTTCCCGCATGTATGAGAAAGTTTCACAATAAGAAACGAGGAGAAGTTATTTTATGGGGATCGGGAAAGCCTAAAAGGCAACAGTTATTTGTCGATGATTTAGCAAGAGCTATTCCTATAATATTGGACCGACACAACGATAAAAGTCCGCTGATAGTAGCTCCTGATGAGAACTTATCTATTGACAGTATGGCGAATACAATCAAGAGAATTACCAAGAGTAACGCCTCCATAGTGTACAACCAGGAGATGGAAGGTCAGATTAGAAAGGACGGATGCAACAAACTTTTCAAGGAATTGTGTGGAGGCTTTAACTTTACACCTTTTTATGATGGTGCCCAGAGGACATATGATTGGTTTATGAGGGAAAAAGCATGAAAACAGCATTAATAACCGGGATCACCGGACAGGACGGTTCTTATCTCGCGGAGTTACTCTTAGATAAAGGGTATAGGGTAGTTGGAGTTCTCAGGAGGCATTCGTCCCCACAGTTTCAAACTACTCGAATCGATTCTATAAAGAAAAACCCTAACCTTATTTTGGAGTATGGAGATGTTACGGATTTAGTGTCTCTTTTGAATATATGTAAGGAATACAACCCTCATGAAGTTTATCATTTAGCCGCTCAGTCTCATGTTAAGATTAGCTTTGGACAACCCTCCTTTACTACGGATACTATCGCTGTAGGTACTTTGAACATCCTTGAAGCGGCTAGGCTCCTGTGTCCTGATGCTAGAATCTACCTAGCAGGGTCATCAGAGATGTATGGGAACGAATATGATGAAGATGGTTATCGTAGAGAGACTACAATTATGAAGCCTGTTAGTCCTTATGGATGCTCTAAGGTTTATGCTTTCCATTTAGGTAGAACTTATAGGGAATCCTATGGTATGTTTATTTGCAACGGTATCTTATTCAATCATGAGTCTCCCCGTAGAGGGCTAAACTTCGTTACTACTAAGATTGTTGAAGGAGCAATTAGATGTAAGCAAGGTTTAGACACGCATCTTCCTTTAGGTAACTTAGAGGCTACTAGAGATTGGGGTCATGCAAAAGATTACGTAAAGGCTATGTGGCTCATGCTTCAGCACGACACTCCAGATGATTACGTGTGTGCTACTGGCGAGTCACATTCAGTGAGAGATCTTTGTAAGTTAGTGTTCTCTAAGCTCGGAATGGATTACGCTGATTACGTTACAATTGATTCTAAATACTACAGACCATTAGAATTACATGACTTGAAAGGTGCTGCTATTAAGGCAGAAAAAGTCTTAAACTGGTCTAGAGAATACACCTTTGAGTCTATGATAGACGAGATGATTAACCAACGTGATAGCCAAGGATAAAAATGAACTTTAACGAATTTCAACAAGAATGTACCCGCACTGCTAACCCTAACATCAGTCGCCAGGACGCAAACCTTAATTGGGCTTTGGGGATTGCAGGGGAAGCTGGAGAATACTGTGAGCTTATTAAAAAGCACACATTCCATGGTAAGGATCTAGATTTAGATGACGCTAAGAAGGAGCTAGGAGACGTTCTATTCTACGTTGCCATGGCTGCTAAGAATCTACACCTTAGTTTAGAAGAGGTTGCTAAAGCCAACCTACAGAAGCTGAGAGCTAGGTATCCTAGAGGGTTTGAAGAAGGCGGTGGCATCCGCAACAACGATAAAGATAACGATGGGTGTTAAATCGCCCTATTGCGATTTCGTTTCAAGTGATTGATCGTATCGTCTAGCTCGTAACCCAAAGTTTCAATCTCTTTGTCGTATTTGCTTTTGTAATAGCCTTCGGAATAGTTATCAGGGACATCATATTCGTTGTTCTTGATTTTATCAATTCTCTGTAACAGGTCCTCTTGGTCTTTGGGCATTGTGGTTAACTCCTAAATTTTACTCCAAGCAACTCCCAAAGAGGAGAGCAGTGAGAATATCATACCCCAGAAGAGCCATCCCTGCTTCCAGGTTCTCTTGTCTAAGGTATCCAATATCTTTTTATGCTCTACATGAGAGATATTGCAGTCCTCTAGCTTTTCTAGAATTTCCTCCTGTTGCTTGCTTAACTCTATTTGAAGTTCAATAGCTTTAGCATGAATCTCTAATTGTTGATTGAGATCTGCTCTAGTCACAGCATCGTTTGGATTTTCGGCCATTGGTGTATTAATATTTATGCCTATTCCTCAACTTTTCGTAGTAAAATGCTTATCAACTAGTATAGTTTAACACATGAACATATTCGTCCTGCATACAGACCCTGTAATTGCCGCTCAAATGCATTGTGACAAGCATTGCGTAAAGATGATCCTTGAGACCGCACAGATGCTCTCTACTGCTCATCATGTATACGAGACACCAGAAGCGGACAAGGTCTACAAGAAAGCTCACCTTAACCATCCTTGTACTAAGTGGATCCGTGAGTCTAAGGCTAACTACACTTGGGCCTTTGACCTGTACTTCGCTCTTCTGTTAGAGTTTAGGAGTCGTAGAGGCAAGAGTCATAAGTCCGCAGAGCTTATGTATCATCTATTCAAGGTTCCTGAAGATATTCCAGACGTTGGCCTTACTCCTTTTGCACAAGCTATGCCTGACGAGTATAAGAGATCGTGCCCTGTAGAGGCTTACAGGGCCTACTACCAGGGCGATAAGGCTAGTATTGCAGAGTGGAACTGGGGTACTCCTGCTCCTGCATGGTTCAATAAATTAACATGCGTTAATTCCGCGTAAAGGCTATAATGTCTATATGAATATTGATGTCTTAAATAAGCTTAAGGGTAAAGCAACTCTAAGCGACGAGCCAATTGCTGAGTTTATTTCAACAGGATGTTACGCTCTTAACAGAGTTCTTACAGGGCTTTACGATAAAGGATTGCCGGTAGGAGGTATCCTTCAACTGCAAGGTAATTCAAGCACTGGCAAAACCTTGTTTGCTACTACCTTCCTAACAGCCGCTCAAAAAGAAGGCTGGTATGTTAAGCTTCTTGATGCGGAAAATACTTTTTCTAAGGATTTCGGGTCTAAGCTTGGTGTAAATTCAGATACTCTTTTATACTCGTGTCCTGAAACTCTTGAACAAGCATTCAATGATGTTGTCGATACCATTGATGACATCAGACAACACGATAAGAAGACTCCTATACTACTGGTTATTGATTCTGTAGCTGTATTAGCTACTGATGAGGAATTAAGTAGAGATAAGATAGGTAACACCTCGGTGACGGATGGTGCTAGAAGAGCACTTGTATTCGGATCTATGCTTAGGAAAGTTAATACTGTTCTTAAAAAGAATAGAGCAACTCTGGTGGTCATTAACCAGATACGAAGCAAGATTAATGTAATGTATGGTAACCCTGAAACTACTGCTGCTGGAGGTAAGGCGTTAGAGTTTTATCTTTCGGCTGACATGAAGTGTAAGTCTAATAAGACTAGTGATGTTGTTAAGGATGAGGACAAGAAGCCTAAAGGTATTGTAGGTGAAGTTCAGATAGTTAAGAATAAATTAGGTGTTCCTTTTCAGCAGTGTGCTTTTAGAGTCTTGTTTGATAAAGGTCTAGATCCCTATTATGGACTTGAGGAACTTCTCAAGGAAGATGGTCTGATTGAGATCTCCTCTTCAGGTAGAAGATCAGTTGGAGACATTGGATTTAAGAAAAACACCCTATCTGAGCTATTATTCAATACTACCTCATCCAATCCTGAGCTAGATAAGATTAGAGGTATGTTTGGTATAAAGAGTAAGACACTATGATTAATATAGAAGACAGGTTAAGTATTGTGATCGACGAGGCTATGAAGAAGCAGCTTTCAAACAGGAATGATGTGAATGCTCCCTTCATGGATATTGAAGACTACAAGAAAAAGACTAGAAAAAGGTTCAGGATGACCAAGGCTCAAAGGGATAGTGGATTAACCCGAGAACAAGCCTTTCAGGAGTACATGGAAAAATTGATGGATAAATAATGAATTTTATACTTAAAAGAATTGGATTGTTTATTTACGGAATTCTATCGATGTTAGAGTCTTCCATAAATATGTTGCTTTACGTTACGTTTCTAGATACTGTTATAACGCCTGTAGATTGGGCTTTTCCATTCTATTTCAGGTACGTTGACCAATTATTAAAAGGTAATTACCTTTCCAGCTTAAAAGATAACCATGGGAAAGACATTTAGAAGAGAGAAAATCTCCGGCCCAAGACCGGGAAAGCTACATACTCATAGGGACCTTCCTGATATTCAAAATGATCTTTTCGAAGATTGGGATGAAGATGATGAAGTTTCAATGAGCGACGAGGATTTATATGGCAAACTACGTACTAAAAAACAAATTATGGTCAGACGAGAAGATGAATCGTCTGGTGAAGTCGATAAAGGATAATGCAATCTCTGATAGGAAGTCTGCCTCTGAGTTATTTCAAGAGTGTAAGGAAGCCTTGTCAGAGCTAGGAGGTAGAGTTCAATTTGATGAGCAAGGCAATTCTTCTGTGGATTCCTTTGCCAAGGTGATTACTTCATCTACTCAAGCATTGAATCAAATGGGTGCTGCTAACGAAAAGCTTCTCAAGCTAGCGCAAACTATGCAGAAGTATCAATTAAAGGAGATGGATCTGGAGGGCAAGTCCGGCCCAGGTTCTCAAGAGTTGAAAGGATCTGTGTTTAGCAACCTAACTTCAATGTTACATAAAAACGATAATGCCTAGAAAACCTAATAGTATTAAAGCTTACTCGTCAGAATTAAACTCTATTATCCACGTTAGAAGGCTTACTGAAAAACAGCTAACGACCGTGTATAATAAACTTAAAAAGTTTATTAAAACTTCTGAATCCGGTAAATTTAATTTTGTAAGTTACGTCAAGATAGTTATCGTAGATTGCCTAACACCTCCTGAGAAGAAGACCTTCATAGCTAGGGTAGCTGAAGCTCAGGATTTAAAGGACAGTATTAGCGATCCATTGTTGGAGTACAAACTTTTAGGAGCTTACTATCAGACTATCTCTGAATACTATCCTGAGTTTAGAATTGAGCATGTATGTTATGACATAAACGAACTTCTCCCTGACTCAGTTGTTTTAGACTCTATCATTAGGGATGCAAAACAGGATCCAGAATTTAAGAGGAAGTTAGAGGAGAGTATACCTAAGCCTAAGCCTAAAACTAAAGAAAAGCCTGATCCCCTTGCCAATAAGTATAGCTTAAAGACTATCAATGATATTAAAAACTTAGATAAGTTTCTTAAGAAGAATATTGTAGGTCAGGATGAGGCAATTAAAACTGTTTGCAACTCTATTAAGCTTAAAGCTGCCAAGTTCAGCAGTCATGTGAATTTATTCTTTATCGGAAAGACAGGTAGAGGCAAGACTCAACTTGCTAGAAAATTAGGAGAAAAATTCTCTCCTAATTTTTGGGTAATTAATTGTGCTGAGTTTACAAATGGTCATGAGGTTTCTAAGATACTAGGGTCCCCTCCTGGATACATAGGTCACTCTGAGTCTTCCATCATGAAGGAGAAAGCCGATAAATCTAACAGATGGACTATAGTGTTTGATGAGATTGAGAAGGCCCATTCAAAATTCTTTAACATTCTTTTAAGCCTTCTGGATACAGGGACAGTCACAGATAATTCTGGAAATGAAATAGACTTCACTGATTCCATGTTTGTTATGACTTCTAATTGCGGATTAAAGGATTTAAAAACTAATTTACTTGGATTTGGATCCTCTCCTAGTTCAGATGGTCATAAAGAGGAGATCATGAAGTCTTTGGAGAGGGAGTTCTCGCCAGAGTTTAGAGGCAGAATAGATGAGTTTATATTCTTCAATGATTTGGTAGCTTCTGATATTAAGGAGATAGCTAAGATGACCCTAGCTAAGTATCCGATTAAATCTACTCCTGAGTTATTAAACTACGTGGTTAGCAAGGGTTATAGCGATGAGTATGGTGCTAGAGACATCCAAAGGGTAGTTAAAAACTTGGTTGCCCTCCCCCTTGCTGATGAGATCCTTTCTAATAGGCATCCCGATGACGGGTCTACTAAATATGAAGCCGCTGTTATAAAGGACAAGGTAGAGATTATTAACACAATTTCACTTTAGGTGTTGATTTTAAGGATTAGAATGCTATCATTATAGCATGTCAAATCAAAGTTCAGAATTAATCACTTACCTTGGAACTACCGTTGAAAGAATGGGAAATTTATCTTCGGAAGCTAAGCTTCGAAACAAGACTAAAAAGGTAAAAGCGATACTATCCATTCTATCGATTGTAGAGGGGAGGATGCTTGCTACTCTTCAGTATGCAAAAGCGGGAGGCTATTCTTCTAACACTTCTTCGGTGGTCATCCAACAGCATCTTTACGATCCGATCATTGATTGGTTAGGGACAGAATTAAGAAAGTAATCATTAGCTATAATACTGGTAATGAGACTATTGCCAGAAAGAGGTAAATGTCAGTCTTGCGGAGATATAGACTTGCTTTACAGTTACAATAACGCTAATACATGTTCAGAGTGTCTAGGAATGGACCGAAGAGGTGTTAGCAGAGAAAGAATACTAAAAGGAAACTTAGGAAAGAGAAATGACGAAAGCAAATTACGAAAGCCTTGGAAAAGCCGTAGGTAAGCTGGTTGCAGAGAAGCAGTCGGCTTATGGTGATTCATTTGGTAAATCACATAAGATATTAAAAGTTCTATACCCTGAAGGAATTAAACCCGATCAGTATATGGATGTTCTTACAATTTGTCGTGTAGTAGATAAGTTGTTTCGACTAGCTACAGATCCTACCTACGGAGATGAAAGTCCTTGGCGTGACATCTGTGGGTATAGTTTACTAAGCATGGGCAAAGACTCTAGAGAGGTAAGCAGAGATGAGCCTGAACCCCCAGTAAGATTAGATGATCAAGACTACCTTAAATCCTTTAAAAAATACGATAACAAGCTATAATAAAACATATGAATCAGGTAACTAACGAACAGTGGACTAGATACGAAGAGAAATACGGAAAGCTAATGCATAGTATTTCTCAGAAGATATCTGGAGATGCTATGACTGCCGCACCCGAAGACAACTATTCGGAGCTTTGCATTGCTGCTTTAGAATCAATAAATGGCTTTTCAAAGAAGACTGGGATGGGATTTAATGAAGCTTTTGATACTAAGCTATTCGACCAGTACACAAAGACTGTATTGTGGAATAGAAAAGCAAAGAAAGGCATTCCTTTGTCTAAGAAGATGGAATTTAGGAAAAAGAATAAGTCCTTAGAGTCTCCACTGTTTTCAGACAGTGATCATTCCTTAGCTAATATCCTTGAAGATCCTAGATCACATATTGATGTTTCTTCTGTAGACTTCAATGAGTTTATGAAAGATCAAAATTCTGATGTTAAGACGGTTATGAATGCTATTCTTAAGGATCCTTCCCTTCTATCTAAGCAAGGATTTATCAGGACTAGTGCAATTTGCAGATCAACTACTTTGAGCATTCATTTCGTTAATCAAGCGGTGGAAAAGCTTAAGAGCATCATGAAGGGGTACGATGAGTAGGGATGAGTTTCTAGACACTGCCGTTAGTCAGTCTTTAAAAAAGTATCGTAGTGACTCGTCTTGGCCTTATTTGGGTGATTTCGTTCCGGGGACTATGCTAGATTTTGAATCTTATAATTCTTTTGACGTATTGTCTTTCGAGTTAATGGCTGTAGCTGCTAGGGAAAAATATGGTTTCACTGACGAATCTAGTAAAGATTGAGACGTATCTGGAGCATCTATTTAGTGTTCACAGTATAGATCCTGGGAGAGAAACCGACCTTCCAGTTATGCCTTTTATAGGTACCATTGTAGGTCTTGTCTGTAAAAAGTTTAAACTAAATGTGGTTTCTACAGACGGGACTACTAGGATTGTTCTTAAGTCTCCTAGATCTAAGACTGTAATTAAGATTGGTTTACCTTGGAATAATCAGGCGGAGTACTCACTTTACAAGGCTTTAGAGAATTCTTCATTAGGTGATCTGTTTGCTGAGTGCATTCAGATAAGTCCAAAAGGATATGTTTTAGAGATGGAGTATGTAAGCAAACCATTTCCTAGTGCAAAAGGACAGTATCATTGGGTTAATCCTAATCTAAATAAAATTAGGAATGACTTAGAGAGTCACTTCTCCTTTATAACTAAGTATAACACTTACAACTGGGGTGCAGACTTTCATGATGACAACATGCGAGTAGATTCTCACGGAGATATTAAGCTTATCGATTATAGCAGCCTGTTAACAGATATGTTCTTCAGAAGAAAGTCCACTACTGTAAAGTCGGCAATAAGAGGAGTACTCAAGTTAGATTTCCCTAAGGTTAAGTTAAATTTGTATTGCAGAGATCGAGTAATTTACTACACAAACAATACAAAGCTGATGAAAGCAGAAATAGACTACGATTCTAAAAAAGCCTATTGAATATAGTATTCAGTTCGCTATTATACCTACATATACGGCGCATTAACTCAGTTGGTTAGAGTGCGGGTCTTATATGCCTGAAGTCGTTGGTTCAAGTCCAACATGCGCTACCAAGCAGTATAGTAATAAAGGTAAAACACTCCCATATGCACCGTCAGCGGCCTAATACCTTAGAGCAGGGAGAGATACTGGTTCAAGTCCGGTTACTGCTACCATTTCACGTAAACAAGTATAAATAGATAAAAGAAATTATGTTTATGAACATCAGCAAGCAGATGGGGGATCCTAAATTTTATGAAAATTTAGGCTATGCAGTTGCCATAGGATCCTTTTGTCTTTTATTTCAACTGTATTGTGTTTATTTAATGTCGAGGGGCCTATAATGAAAGCTGAAGAGTTAATAATTCGTATTGAAGAATTGATGTTAGAGCACCCCGAAGATGATTTAGAAGTAGTTGTTTTTGATGATAGCAAGAGGTATGTAGATCCTGTTGCTACCACGTTACATGTTCAGGGTATTAAAAAAATAGTAATAATGTAGGAGATATAATGGCTGGTAAGGGAGATAAGCGTAGACAGGGAGATAGCGAAAAGCTAATTTCAAATTGGGATCGTATATTTAATAAGGGTAAGAAGAGTGAAGATGTTGATACTTCTAACATTGAACCTTTTCACATTAAAAATGCTCGCCACCTAAAGATGAAGGATATTGCTCTTCAAGAGAAGAAGGCAGAGGAAAAGCGTAGGCGTGAGCAAGAACTATTCGACCGTTTAGACAGAGAGGTTGAAGAAGAGAATAAGAGCAAGTAAGCTCTTCCGTGTTTCTGCCAGATTTGTGGTGTTTTTTCAACATCGCATTGCGTATTAAACCAGTGTGTAGGTATATTATACTCGCACCACAAATCTGGCTTTTGGTCCGGTAGCCCAAGGGCAGAGGCAACAGACTTAAAATCTGTACAGTGTGGGTTCGAATCCCACTCGGACTACCATTAATTTTAAGAATCGACACTTTGTTGATTCAGTTTTGAAAGGGTTAGTAAAATGAAAAAAACAGTAAATAGTAGTGACTTTAGCGAGTGGAGTGAGGGCGAGGAGATGTTCTTTCCGTTAGCAGATATGAGTGAGTCTGTTACCTTCTCCCTTAAAGGTGTTAAAACATCATCGGGAGGATCTCAGTGTAAGTTTTTGACTTGGGGTAGTAAATGTAACTACGATTCGTATGATTTCGATAAAATGCAATTAAGTGTGATTAAAATTAAGAGACTTTATAGAGAGGAGACTGGAAGTCCTACTAGGGGTATGGTGAGAAGTAAGTTCGCTGAGAAGTTAGGATTTTGCAATGGTCCGTCAAAAGACTGGCAACGTAAGTGGCTTAAACTAATAGATCATAGAATAGTTGATGTATTTAAGACTTTTGAATTGTGGATCAAGATTGCAAAATCCCAAGAGGAGGAAAGGAACAATAAAGAAAAGGAGGTAAGGAACAATAAAGAAAAGGAGGATTCAAAAGAGAAAAAGCTTGTATTCAAAAAGCCTTTAGGTGATGTTGATAGGATCCCTATCCATATTGGTTACACTAGAATAGAAGTTGATCACATGTTAGCTAAGTTGAAGAGTGAATTGATGGAAGAAATAAAGTTCCGTTCGCACCCCAAAATTAACCGTCAAGGTAGCTTTCAAGACCATTTAAATAGCAAACGATGACATATAATCCCCTACCCTCTTACCTGACCATTAAAGAATCCAGTGTTCATGGGTTGGGGTTATTCGCAACTAAACGCATCCTAAAGGGTCAGTTTATAGGAACGTCACATTACATTAGTAATCATGGAAGCCTCCTTAGAACGCCTCTGGGGGGCTTCTACAACCATTCTAAGGACCCTAACGTCATTGCAAGATTAGCCCCAAGCAGTTACAGACAGCATGGCATGAGGTTTATAGACATGAAGGCTGCAAAAGATATTAATCCTGGGGAGGAGCTTACAGCAAACTATGAAGTAACTGTGGAGGATCTTAAAGAGATTATGAGTGACACCCAACTTACAGTTGCAGGTATATTAAAATAAAAAATCAGAGACTAGGAAATACCTAATCTCTGATTATATTCTCGTGTTAGATACTAACGATGCTTGTTGTTTCTCTTAGGGGAGACATAAACATCGCCCTTAGAGGGCAGTTCTACGACTACAGGTTCCTCTACCTTCACGGGTTCTTGAGGAGCTTCATCCTCTACCAAGGCAATCTTGATCTTTCTTCGACTGACAAGATTATTTAAAATTTTACTAGACCAATGGGTTGGAACTTCCAAACTCTCATTGGGTCTAAGAAATACATTCTTAGACCCTTCTGGAGTAGTAAAACTAATAGACAAACCTTGTGTACTTGTGTTTTTAAGTACTCTCATTAGCCGTGCCTATTGATATCATACTCTACGAATCCCTCGTCTTC